CTAACAATATGTGGCTGCTGGAAGTCAAGACCGCCAAAGGTAGATTGACAAAACGCGAGAGAGAATGGATCGACGCCTGGGGTGCGCCCGTGCATATTGTGCGCAGCCCGGAAGAAGCGCTGGAAGCCGTCGGCGCTGCTGTATATGTGACAGGTAGTTCTGTATATGTGACAGGTAGAAAATGAAAATCAGCGAAGCCCAAAAGCTGGCAATAGAGTGCATGCAAAAAGAGATGCAGCGCCTGGCGTTTGACGCCAACGTGGTCAAAGTGACAGGCACAGGATCGCCAGCGATGATCAAAGCGCATGACCGGTACATCAAACTGACGGACGCCATCAAGGCGCTGGCGACGCTGCCGGAGGCAATGCTATGAGTAGACAAGCGATATTCCATAACGGCAGGCTACATATCGACGAGACAGGCTATTTCATCGACAAAGACGCGTGCGAAAAATTTACACGAGAAATGCTTGAGCGCATCAATGGACCTTATGAGCCAGAGATGCATTTTGACCAGAACGAAGTAGAACGCTGGCTAGCATATGAGTGCGGCGGAGGTCCAGTTTTTGACAAGCCGTTGCCGTATAGTATTCGCACGCAACCGATCATCCGCGGCGAGGCGAGAGACACATCAAGCAAAGTCTGGCTGTGGCTGATAGCCGGGGCAATCGTGTTTAGCTTGCTAGTCTGGTGGTGGTGAATTATGGCATGGAACTATCACCCTGCTGATGGCGGCTGTGGAGCCTGCTGCCTGTTTTGGCTGGTTTGCATCCTGGCTGGGCTGCTGGCGCTGATCGTGAGCGTATTTACCGTACTTTAACATAACTACAGTAAGTTTATAACGAAAGGACAATTGTAATGGCAAGATGGGCAGCATTTGAAGGGATGGCAGCAGACGGTTCAAATAAGTTAGAAGAGTTTGGGTTGTTCCTTGATGTACATAAAGTTAAAGTTATCAAGCGTCGCGGAAATATAATGTCTATTTACATGGACGATGACTTTGTTGAAACGATTAACTTTACCAATAAGGATAATCTAAACGATATGTTTCATAAGTTGGCAGAAGCAATAGCAGGTTAACAACACGCTGCGGCGCATGGTACACAATGGCGGCGGGCTGCACCGATCCATGCGCGACTAGAAGAACCGCCATCAAGGAGGTGTGCGAATCCCCCCGCAGCGAATGAGAGAGGAGTGACACATGATAGGTGAACAGTTAGGCGACAATGTGACGCTGTACTTAGGTGATTGCCTTGAGGTTATGCACGGGATGGATGACAAGAGTGTGGATGCTGTGATAACTGATCCGCCTTATGGGATAGGTGAAGACGGCGGACTGAAAGCGCGTTACCGAAATGGAGATGGGAGAACAAAAGGAATAGTAAAACACGAGTATAAAGGATGGGACAGTGAACGTCCTAACAAAAAAGTATTTGACACAATGTTTGAGTTGGCGAAAACGATAATTGTATTCGGTGGGAATTATTTTGCTGATATGTTACCTGCGTCATCGGGTTGGATTTATTGGGATAAAAATATTGGTGGTGATTTTTCAGATGGTGAGTTAATTTATACAAATCAAAATGTCGCATTGCGTGATTATACAATTCATCCATTTGTTGGTTTGCGTGGTGGAAAAGACCGCCAGCACCCAACACAAAAGCCACTTGCGCTAACTAAATGGATTGTTGAACAACGTACTAACCCCAACGACACCATCCTCGATCCATTCATGGGTAGTGGCACAACGGGAGTAGCGTGCGTGCAGACGGGGCGTAAGTTCATCGGCATTGAGATTGATCCAGGCTACTATGAGATAGCGAAGAAGCGCATACAGCAGGCGCAGTTGCAGATGAGGATGCCGATATAAACGGACAGCGATTAGTCGTGCAATCAGGTGCAATTCCTGACTGTCCGAATGACCAGGCACGCGTAGAGGCGTATGCCCCGCACCTGGCGAACACGCGTGCCATCAGCGGCAGGGTGGCATGCGCAAACAAGCTCTTTGTTTTGGGACACTGCCGCAAGATGATAAGCCAGGGCTGACACTACCGACGAGCGCCCGTACGGACAGCCCTGGCAATCAGAAAGGATGACTAAGATGGAAGAAAGAGTAGTAAGAGTTAGATTGACAGGTAACGCATACTATCCGAAATTCGAGATTATAAGAGACTTTAAACGGCATGAGTATAGGGCAAACGAGACGAGAATAAAAATGCTTAATACCCTATTCGCATTGCACAGTGGAAAAACGTTTGTTGACTTTGAGAACAGCGCGGTTGAAATATACGTACCAAAACGCAGTAACACGGACGATCAGAATTAGTAACAATCTTTACTGATTGTGGAAAGGATGAGTAACATGGAGCAAATCAAAGAGTGTCCGTATTGTGGTGAGACCGACATACTAGAGCTAAAGAAGTTTGGCGAGTTCTACCATGTCGTGTGTAAATGTGGCGCAATAGGTCCTGGAACGACAGCACATCTTGACGCCATCCTACTCTGGAACGCAGCCGCGAACCAGATTGAGCTACGGAACGCAGCCGCGAACCAGATTCAGGCGTGTCAATATAAAATATTTGAATTAGAAAAAGAGATTGAGCGATTGAAAATTGTTGTTACTGAAACAGACGATACGGCACATAAGTATTACTTGAACTGGCAAGCCGAGTTGCAACGTGTCGAGGCAGGAGACAAACGCCAGGAGAAACTCGAAGCTGAGATTGAGGTACTGCGCAATGAGCTTGCGCAGTTCGAGCAAATCATGCGTGACGACTACGCTTTGCTTCTTCAAATGATACAACAGCGTGACGAAGCCCGCGCATGGGCGCGGAAGTTGTACCGAGATAATCAACTAAAGGACGGCGACATCATCCGTCTGTGCGAAGAACTTGACAAGCGCCCGATACTAAAGATTGCACGAAATGTGGATGCAACGCCACCTACCATCACCTATCACTGTAACAAAAAAGACGATGGCACTGCCGAGTATCAATGGGTGTACGACACGCACGCAGGTACAGGCTATGTTATCAGGAATGACCAGCCATGAAGCCAATCATCTGCCTCGCTGGCGTGCTACTGCTTGCAATATTTTTTGCAATCGTAATAGCGTTAGGGTTTGTAGCGGACAGAATGCGAAGCGACTATGACTAAAACAATTCGCATATTCTCATTCGGCGGCGGTGTGCAATCCAACGCCGTCCTAACCTTAGCCGCACAAGGTAAGGTGCATTATGACGCGTTCGTGTTCGCCAACGTAGGCGCAGACAGCGAGAACCCTGCTACCCTGGACTATGTGGAGAACTGGAGCAAGCCATTCGCAAAGGAACACGGCATAAACTTTGTCGAAGTGCAACGACATCGGCGCGGCGAACCGCTAACCTTATGGGAATTTGCGATGGAAGAGAATAGCACTATACCGTTGCCGGTTTATCTTGGAAGCGGTATGCCAGCGCATAGAATTTGCACAGTTGATTGGAAGATACGCACAATTGACCGCCACTTCAAGAAGCAGGGTTACACGCACATCATCATGGGATTAGGCATCAGCACCGATGAGATACACCGAGCCAGAACAACTGAGATGGTACACGAGAAACTTAGTAACGTGTACAAGCAGAAAGAATACCCACTGATTGACTTAGGGCTGTCACGCGCTGACTGTCACAACGTGATCCGTGAAGCTGGACTACCAGTTGCGCCGAAGTCGTCATGCTTCTTTTGTCCGTTCCACCGTCCAGCCACCTGGAGCGAGATGAAGCAGGACCAGCCTGAGTTATTTGCAAAGGCTGTGCTACTGGAGAACAGGCTAAACGAGAAGCGTGAATACTTGGGACGAGACAGAGTATTCTTACATTCATCAGGCGTGCCACTTGAGCAGGCTGTTGGATCGCAAGCGAATATGTTCAGCGAGTTCGACAACTGCGAGAGCGGATACTGCATGACGTAATGGCGTTCACACAAGGAAGGATGAGAGATGGCAGCTTGCAAATTTGAGATAACGATTGGTTCTACAGGCAGGTTTCATTGCGCCGCTGATGTAAACGGATGGGCGTATCTATGGACGCATGAGGAGTTCGAGTCACCGTGTGTGGGATGCAAAAAGAGAAGAGATGGCGAGCCAACTAAGGTTGAGCATGAGCTAAAGAGTGCTGAGTTCTGGCAAGTAGCTGGAAATATTATTACCGAGAAAGACTGGGATCACTTGAATGCAGTGAAGCACACAAGGAAGGATGAGACATGAGACTTTGGATAGTGACACAACTTTGGAAGATAAACTACATCCGCCATCGCTGGTGTTGGGCTGAGATAGCACTTTGGGCAATGGGAATGGATGGAAAACTAACGCGCGTTGATCCGCAGTGTGACTACTGCGGCAATTGTAAGGATGCAGAGAAGGATGAGAGATGAAAATCGAAACGGAAGATGATTACAGCGCGGCAATAGAGCATGTGGAAATAGCATTTCAGCAAGTCGAATACTGGCAGGAAAAGCTAGACTACTGGTCACGCGCTATCGAGGCCTACGAGGACATCCACTATCCAATCGAGAAGCCATCGCTGTGGACGCGGATAAAGTTCAGGCTTGGACAGCAATTCAGATTTCTAAACTGGATGTTAGGTTAATCCTAACGTGTGGTTCACATGACGCCGCTATCATGTGCGAAAAACGCAGGAATTAATACATGACAGTTACGACGCTGGTGATGTGTGACTAAATCAGTCACAAAGTTGCATCCAATAATACGGACGAAGTAGAAAGAAGGTTTACATGATGAAAGAATTAGCCACAGCCATAATCACAGTAACTTTGTTTTTCATCGCAAGTCTTTATATTGCAATTCGTTTGTACTATGTAGGTGACATAGGCGCTTACATCCTGTGTGCAGCAATTGGTGTCATGGTGGTAATACCTTTGGCACTAATTCTTGTCGAGATGATTTATTCTATAGTAGCCACATTGATAAACTTGTACACTGATTAACCAGTTGCATCCAATGACACATGTGAGACACAACCGGACTGCGATAATTAGCGCAGGACTAATTAGTGAAGTAGAAAAGGAGCGTAAACCATGACAAGCAAATCAAACGAACGCATCAAAATGCACTGCCCACGCTGCTGGAAGTGGGGCAACCACACCCGCCAGCGAGACAACGCAACCGGGCGCTATGTCTACACCTGCCCGCGCTGCGGACACATCCAGGTATACACTACCTGATGCGCCTACTCGCCTGCTTCCTGCTGCTGCTACTCACCGCTTGCGCCGTCACGCCAACCGATCCATACACGGCGCAAGCCTGGGCTGCTGGTGCAATCGACGCCACACAGCAAGCCGTGGTCGATCGCGCCCAGATCGCCACCCTGGAAGCGGATCGTATCCGTTCGGATCTCGCCGCCCAGCAGACGAGAGACGCCATGCAAGCCACAGCCACGCAGCGCAGCCAGGAAGCCGCCGGGACGCAGATCGCCGCCCAGCACACCGCCGTCATGCAAGCGATCCAGGCGACAAACGACTGGCACATTAGCGGGCTGCAGCGGGAAGCGCGCATTTACGAAGAATACGCCCGGCAGACGCAAACAGCCATCGAAGCCACAGCCACGCAAGGAGCGGTATACAACGCCGCCCGGCTCGAGAACGCAAAAACGAATTGGATTATATACACATTATGTATATCATCCGTTTTGACCAGCCTGGCGCTGGCAGCCCTGATCACCGTCGTCTGGGCGAAGCAGATTCAAAAGACGCGCATCCTGGACATCGGCAGCGCCCTGATCGTCACGCCCTGGACCGCCGAACCGTATCTACTCAGCCCGTATCTGCCAGCGGTTGAACCGTTGCGCGGCGAAGTGATACCACCGGTAGTATCAAGCGAGCGCAAGCAAGACGAGCTGATAACCGAAGTCGGCAGGCTACTGTTAGGCAGCGCCAGGGTGAACGGCTGGGATAGCAACATGATCGCCGGGCATCGGGATCTGGAAATAGGCGGCGGTAAATGGCATCGCATCATCAGCGCAATTCGCGGATATGTCCATACGGACCGCACCGGCACGACGCTGATCGATGGTACGCTGAGAGACTTTTATTCAGAGTTGAATGGAGGTGGCATAAGACTCACCTACCCCACCGAGTGAGCGTGTCGAAAGTGAACGCTAGAACGCCAAATAGAACACCGGAACGCGGAACATAACCAAGTAAGCTAGAAAAGGAGACCCTACCATGAAGAAAATACTAATCGCCCTGATCACATTCGCCCTATTGATCCTGATCACCTTCCCGGTATTAGCGGGCGGCGATAAGGTGCGCGGCGAGAACGGCGCGGGCAGCGTTGTGCAGCACCAGGAAAGCGGTAACCCCTACGCGCCCATGCCTGGACCGCAGCCGTAGAGACGAACTTTTGTACTGCGATAATTAGCGTAGGAGAGATTATCGCAGTACGAACGTTTCGATAAGTAACCATTTTTGATTACATGCGGAAATATTTTTACCGCACATTTGACCAAACTACAGTAATTTTATAACGGGAGCAGACCATGAAATTACCAACTAACCTAATTATCGGACCCATGGAATTTGACGTCTTAAAAACTACGGAACCTATCACCGGCAACAACGGAGAATCCCTAGACGGACAAACTAGTTACGACAACGGAACGATCCTAATTGACTCATCTATAAACGATTACCGCGTTCGTGTGACTGTTATGCGCGCAATCGTCAATGCGTGCAGTCGATCATCAGGTTTCACAATGCCGACGAAACAAGAAGAAGATTTTACCAATTGGCTGATAAACGCCTTACTCGCCAACCCTCAGCTCCTGGAGATGTTTGCATGATCGCCGACGCCGCCAAAATCAGACTGCAATACAAACCGACGCCTTTTTACCCTGGCGACACTGCCTGGACCTGGTGCAGCCGCCACATGGACCGCACAAACCACATCTGGACGGGCAGCAAGATGATATGTTTAGAATGCCACCCAGAGTTTACGCCCAAGGAGAGAGGTAACGATGATCACGATAAGCGCGACAGTAACCTGTGACACCTGCGGCGCGGAAGTCGCCACGGACAGCAAAAGAATCAACGTCTGGGGTCCCGAGTACAAGATTGCATTGCCCCCAGGCTGGCATGAAACCATCGCCCTCGACATCGTCACGCCTGTGATCCAACAGGTCTGTGACGTATGCCGCGCAAAGGCGCTAAACGGAGTAGTGGCATAATGAAGAAATGCCGCGTTACGACTTGTAACACCCCCTTTTAGGCGAGCGACTATGATACAGGATAAACAGCTTGAAAACGTAAGGAAAGCCATCGCTGCGGCATATTTGCTAAAAAGCAGCTGGCGCAAAACAGGCGCGCAATTTGGCATATCAGGAGCGTTAGCCTACCGCATCGTCAATCGAGATTATGAGCCAATGACGCCCGCCATTCGCTATAAACTCGGCTTGCCCGTCTCCGCCCGCGTCGTCTCCGTTGGCGCAGCGATCCCAAATGACACCCTGGCGCTGAGTGCGAGCCGTTGCGAATGCGGGCGCTGGTTTATCCCCAACCACCCAAGACGTAAATTATGCTTTATATGTTCCCCGTACAGGAGGCGAAAGTGACAATAATTTTACTCATACTATCGTTACTGACAATTGGATTTTTATCAGGCGGCTATCTCGCGATTATCGCTTACTTGGAAGCTGATTACATTGCCATGACTGTAATCGGCTTATTCACTGGCGTTTGTCTTTATATATGGCTTGCTATAATAGACGAGATCAGTAGAGACGCCCGATAATTAGAACAGAATATAGAACGTAATATTAGAGTTTCCAAAATCGGCATATTCCCCCTTTACATTTACGCTATATAGCGTATAATATAGATAACGAACACCCAGGCAGACAGGAGAAACGAAATGAAAGCAGCAAAGTCATTCCAAAAAGAACAACAGGCAATAGACTACATCGCCCGCAAAGGTTTAGAGACAGCAAAAATCATAAGACGATTATCAAACCGCAGCGATCCGAGATACACAACTTATATCTACGTAGTCGCAGTAGAGAATAAAGAATACTTCGAGAAAGTTTATTACTGCTAACCCCTACCCCACCCCGAGCCTGGCGGGTAAACCAGGCAGGAGCAAACCATGTTAGACCAGACCAGCAAGACGACAGACAAAGTAACCCTATTTTGTGACAGCTGCGGAAAGAAATTTACCATCAGCGAGAGCGCATGGCAGGGGCTTGCGCCAGACTACTACGAGGATGGAATGAAAATCAAATGTGACCGCTGCAACGAACACGACAATTACAAACCCCACGCCCCCGGCACAGCGCCAGACACCAGCCTGCACCTGGGCGACGAGCGCAAAGAATGGCTACGCCAGCAGGGTGGCATCCAGCCGACCATCATCAGATTGATCGATGAGGCGATGGGCAAATAACGCTTTCGATAAGCATAATTATCGCAACCATCCCCTACCAGGCCGCCGCTTCATAGTGGCGGCTTTTCAATTCATCCACCACAGCCCAGAACGCGGCGTTCTCTTTGCCAGCCGTGTCGAATAGCAAGTAACCCCCGTTCCAGCTCTGCCCCTTCACGCCCCAGGTCACGAAGTCGGTAATGGTCAGCGGATACTCCAGCGCCAGGCGCACGATCTGCCGGTACACGTCGCACACATTCGCAAACGTCGCCGCATCGCCCTGGACCACAGATATCTCGCTGAACCGCACCCGCTTGCCAACCGCTTTGCACGCCTCAGCCATGCGCCGGACCCTGGCGAATAGCGCCGTGTAATCGCTCCAGGTATTGAGATGCAGCTGCACCCCGATCCCGTCAGTATGCGGTAGAACGCTGATGGCATAATCGGCGTCACTGTCCGTCTTGAAGAATGAATTATAGTAAATCTTGCAATCGCCCTTGTATAGCTTCACCACTTCAAGCGCCCAGCTGCCCGCTTCGTAGCCCAGGTAAGCGCCCCAGATCAACGCCATCCCCGGCTCGAATTCGTTGACGACATCCATGCTCTGGCACACCCCGCCGAAGTGTTTTAGCAGGTTGATGACGTGCGCCGTCAGGATGTAATAGCGCTGCTCTTCGTTCGCTACTTGCAAGGCTGGCTCCAGCCAGGGCGGGTTCTGCAAATGCCAGATACCGCAATGCCCGTGCATGGCGATCCCGTGCTGTTCGCATTTTGCCGCCAGCTGGTCTGCATACGAGAAATTCCACATGTTGCGGAAAGGCTGCGTATGCTCCATCTTTAGCGACACTTCGCTGGTGAACGTGGCGCAATGCTTTTTGATGATTGGCAATTGCACGGACGAGTCGAAGTTAGAATACTCGCCCGCCATACCGAAGCGTATCCCGCGCTGAGAGAATAAATCCTTTAGCGCGGGACTTCGGCGCAAGATGAATGGCAGGTAAACTTTCACGCCTTCCAGGCTCGTTTAGTTGGATCAGGCAGTAGCATAAATACGCTCTGGTTTGTTGCAATCGCTAAGAATAATAATCTACCGGCAGCCAGTAAGCCTGACGTGTCACAGGTGAAGTAATTGGCATAACCCACGCAGCTTAATGCGTAAGACGCTCCTACTACCACAACCAGCATCCCCAACATAACCAGGCGCTGATAGTTGTCCGCCAGCCCGCCGTACAGTTCCTTCAACTTCGGAACGTACTGAAATACGAGCGCCAGAATTGCACTTGCTATGCTTACCAAAATCTCTACAGTCATTTTATCCTCCAATCAATATGTTCCAAATATACATTATCGCAGCAGATCCAATCACGGTAGCAATGAATATCATTACCCCGTTCATAGTCTTTTGCGCTTCTAACGTCTTCTCGATTGCCAAGAGACGCTTGTCAGTATCAGTTTTCCACGATGATAATTCGTCCAGGCGCTTTGTGCGCAGTTCTGCACCGCTCATATCACGCCCGTGTTCTTGTGTGTATTCCAATCGAAATTCCTCCTGGCATTCATCCATTTCTTTTATAGTCGATTTAATTTCAGCAAGATCAACCCCCATTCTCTCTTGCTTCTCCCAAATCCTTATTAGTAATTCTCTCTGCGTTGCTGTAGTTGTGTCTGCGCCCATGTTTCTATTCCTTCCTCATCTGTTCTTGCTGAATGTCAGTCCCTGTTTGCCCTTGATCCAATCTGCCGCATTGAACTCGACTTCGTCCATGTACACCACTCGCGGATTGCGGCTCAATAGCCCGCTCATGTGCTGGTAATCGATTGGCATATCTTCAATCAGGTAATAGCCCGGCTCAACTAACCACGGCTCAACCGGTGCGCCAACCTGGTCGTATACAATCCCGCCCCGGATGCGCGCCTTGATCGTCTCGGACACCTGGCGATAGTACAATTTGCGCCCGTACAGGACGCCGATCTCCCAGCGATTGCCGCTGGTATCGCCCGTCTCAGCCACCTGGCGAAATACTTCCCATTGGCGTGTCTCTTCGCTGGAGCTGTCCGATTCGTATAGTGTTGCGTTTGTATCGATCTCACCCGCCGTGATGTACTCGGATGCCGCCAGCTCGTCCGTGACAACCGTCGTGCAGGTGGTCGTATCAACCTCATCTTCCAGGGTCACAAGCTGCGAATATTTATTAGCCAGCGTAAAGTTGTAGCCGTAGAATATCAACTCCAGGCTGTTATCTTTTTTCTCTGGCTCAAGATACAGATTACTGGGCGGCAGCACGTTTGGATAAGCGCGCTTGATCAGCTCGCTCGCCACCAGCGCATTAGCTGCGTCTTCCGTCATACGCTTGCGTGTAAAGACTTCCTCAATCGTGCCATAAACCGATTGGCTGTCAGCGTCCTCGGTCCAGGAAGTCGAGGCGTCATCCATCCCGCCCCGGAAGGATGCGTTATCGACATAGGCTTCCATGTTCATCCCGCCCCTGACCGTCGTAGTATCTATAAAGATTAACCGCACAGTCCCACTGTACTCCAGGACGTTATCAGCTTCGATTGTGCCTATCGCCTTGCCTTCATGGTTGGTTGCGATTACATTGGTCGATGACCCTGCTACATAGCGCGGCTCTGCTTCTTCCGTGTAAACCAGCAGCCGCCAAAAGCCCCGAATAATATTGTAGTCCACGCTAAAAGTATATTTCGTCCCCGCTGCAACCTCGACGCCCGTGGCAACGATGCAGCCATCCAACACATCATCAGATACGATATACATCGAATAATCGCCATGCGTCTTCCATGCCGTGGAACGGACGCAAGTAAGCGGATCGCCCTCCTCAGCCCAGGCGTCCGTCTCAACCGATGTATTGGTCAACAGCTGTGGCGTGGTCTGCTTATACTTCATCTTGATCTTATTAGCGATCTCGCCCCAGTCACGGGTATACGTGACCCCGTTGCGCTTGTAATTCATCTTCGCTAAAAAGCCCTGCCAGGTCTGATACCCGCCCCAGGTCTCGCGGATCTCCCACATCAGCCCGTCACGAAAGATGTCATCCATCTCGCCGACGGACCCCTCAAACTCAGCCTCACCGATCCAATAGCCGCCGATGGACCGGATAGACCTGCGCCAGGTATTACCGATCTGGTTCGTCACCCGCATAATTGGCGAGTTATTCGCTTGCAGGCAATTATCGTATAACGTCAATTCGAATGGTAGTTTATTGCTCACTGCCTGCTAACTCCTTCCAGCGGGTCTTGCGCTTTAGCAGCATCGACGCTTTATACTCTGGAGACCCACCGAACATATTATCAGCCGCGAATACCATTATCCCGTCGCCAGGCGGAACGCCGCCGGTTAGAGAAACATCGTGTACTTTGGTGATATATGTCCCGTCTGTCTCGTATGCCGAGACCATTCCTTCTGGTGTCTGTACGACCATTGCTTGCTGGTTAATCATTGTGTCGGCAGCAGTGCCGGGAATTTCAGGTAGGCTGGATTTTACCAACCCCTCAGCGATGGGCATGAGAACCAGCGCATCATAAGCGACACTAGCATTACCTGATAATCTGTAAGTCTCAATCATAATTAGCAGGTTGTTGATACTTTGTGGCGCTCCATTGATAAGCCTCCCGAACGGTGGAACAGTAATGACACCCATTTCATAATAACGATACCCAAAACCATTTGCCGCTGTTCCGCCGGATAGCGGGACCCATGGGTAATAACGATATGATGTCGTACCAGTTGGCAGGCTGCTGGCGGTTGGCGAATTCTGAGATAATGCCAGGATCATGCGCATCCTGACAATAGTAGTTGATGTATTACATTTAGCGCGCAGAAGCACCAGATAAGTGCCAGTAATATGCACGCCTGTCACGCCGTGGTCGTATGGACGAATATAAGCATTATAGTCAGGCGTCCCGGCTGCGAAATTTGCTAATGCCGCTGTGCCGCCGTATGCGAGCGGATCGGCTGCCGTTCCTGACAATCCGTCCTGATCTTTAAACAGGTAAGTTGCGACAAAGTCGCCTGGCGTGCCGAACCTGGTCGAGCGGAAGCCCAGCCAGAAGCGCCCGATCCCGAAGGTATCCTCGCCGTCTACCCCGACGTAGGTGATGCGTGCCGGCACATCGCCCGCTACACCCGCATAGGTATATGCTGCCCCAACGGCAGTGGGTGTAGCGGTCTTATAAATATCAGCACCGTATTCTGGAGCATATACAGTTTGATTGCTTGAATCAACGCTAATGGTGCGCCAGTCTCTGTGATATTGACCTATCGCTTTAAAATCACCAGCGCCGCTTAGCCGCTTGTAAATATCGCCATAGTACACGCACGCATAAACGTTATGATTGCTGCTGTCTACTGCGATGTCTCTCCAATCTCGATACACTTGATTTAGCGCAACAAAGTTGCCTGTCCCCGCCGTTTGCTTGTAAATATCGCCATCCTCAACGCAGGCATAAACGTTATGATTGCTGCTGTCTACTGCGATACCGTGCCACGCCCTGCTTGTCTGGCTTAGTGCAATAAAGTTACCTGTCCCAGCTGTCTGTTTGTAAATATCGCCGCCATTGACGCACGCATAAACATTCTGATTGCTGCTGTCTATAGATATGCCATACCAGAATCTTGTCGTTTGACTTAGAGTTACAAAGTTGCCCGTCCCAGCTGTCTGTTTGTAGATATTACCGGCATATACGCAGGCATAAACGTTATGATTGCTGCTGTCTATACTAATGTCAAACCAACTTCTCGATGTTTGGCTAAGCGCCGTGAAGTTACCTGTCCCAGCTGTTTGTTTATAAATGTCGCCGCCATTGACGCAGGCATAAACATTCTGGTTACTGCTGTCTATGTCGATACCAGACCAGGTCCGCGACGTTTGATTAAGTGCTGTAAACGCCCCTTCTCCTTGCATCTGCTCTTCGGATGTGCCCTCCCAATATGGCACTCGCCGCAGCTGCATGATGTAATTATTCAGGTGGTAATTCTCATTCACGGCCCGGCTATAAACGCTAGCTGCCGGGGCATGGTCAATGTTATGTACAAACGTCTGTCTTGCTTCGCTCTCGTCACTCAGTTTTGCCCGCAGCCATACGCCGTACCGCTCGCTCGGGTTCTGTCTGTACCATCTGGCATACTCGCTGAACTGCGCGATCCGTTGCAGCTTGCTGGCTAAATCGTCATGCGACGTGCCTGCTACACGCAAGGTCAGCGTGTCGATCACTTCGCTCTCGTCTTGCGCCGGGACTTTGGGTATCCAGCCCTCGTAGGCGATATCAAAGCCGTCCGTGTAATTCAGCAGGTCCAGGGTGTCGATATCCGCTGTGCCGTCATACGTTCGTACAAGTTTTAGTTGTGAAGCCATTTATATTCTCCTCAGCATCGCCCAGCGAATGTAGCCGCTACTCACCTGCTTGCCGCTCACGATCTGCGCCCATTCTGCGTTATGCTCGACGACGCCCAGCCTGTAGCCGCTCAGGATCAGCCGCTTGACTACCGCTGCGCCCTTACTCGGCGCTGCGAATACCTTGCATGGCTGGCGTGTCTTGACGGCGATCTCCCCGCCCGTACTCGGCGGCGGCGCTGGCGGCGGTGTGGTGGGGCGCAGGTCTAAATCCGTATAAACGCTTTGGTAGCAATTGGCATACGCCCACGGTCTCACCCGGATCTCGAAATGTAAATGTGGTCCGGTTGAGTAACCCGTGTTATTCGAGAAGCCCACATGCGTCTCGTAACTGACCGCCTGCCCGACTTTGACTTTAAACGGCTTATCCTTTGGCATGTGCGCTAATACGCACATCAGCCCTTGCGCGCTATCTACAATGCGCAGGTTATACGCATACCCGTCCGACGTGTAGCCTGCGAAGCTGACCACGCCGCTCGGGAATGGACAGTATAACTTTGTCCCGTTCGGCATACCCCAGTCAAGCGCCCAATGCCCGGTGTGAGGCCATTGCGTGATGTGCCAGTTGCCCAGGAACGGGCGGTAGTAGGTGTATTTCTTTACCGCTGTTACTTCTGCTACTTCTGCGACCGCCGCCCTGGTAACCGGGTAGGATGCGAGTAATTCTTGCTCGAACTCGCTCAGCTCGAAGTCACGAAAACTTGAACTCATGTGAATATCTGTCATCTTGTCAACGCCAATTCCGCCGAAGCGAGATTATCTTTATGCTTCTGATCCAATATGATCGCCGCTGCCAGTGGGTTGTTGATGTTGTACGTGTCCTGGCTTACGATGGTCGGCGCGGCTGATAAGGTCGTCGCTGTTGGCGATACCGATAATGTCCCGGTTGGCAGCATACTGGATGTATTCAGCAAACTCAGCGCGCCGCCTTCTTGCCCGGATGGCGCTGGTCCGCCCCACGATCCGCCGCCGGTAGGTGGTGCGCCGCCGACGTAGTTTGTCACTACCGTGATGGTGATCGTCTTGCCGCTGGGCAGCGCCAGAACCGCCGAGCCAACCGCCCCGATAGCTGTGGCTGCCGCTTCTGCGTTTGTGCTGATGTCGACCTTCGCCGATAATCCGTCAAGATCGCCCATTAATGTGCCGACCTGTGTCAGCATGTCTTCGAAGTCTTTTGTCGACCCATACGAGTCTTCAATGGATTGCTGAATATCGGCGATTGTCTCGTTGACCTTGCTGCCGTCGATCTCGTCCATCGACTCAGCCATCGTGCCGTATTTGTCGATCAGCTGGTCAAGTGTAGCGCCTTCTACCAGGTCGCCAAGCGCGGCGTTCCAGTCGCTTACATTGATCACGCCGCTTGCTATCGCCGTGTCAAGCCCGGTCAATCCGGCTGCCAGCGCCATACTGCTCTCACTGGCTAATCCATAATTCAATTGCGCTTCGGATACCGCCGCCGAGTATTCTGACCAGGAGATGTTGCCAGCTTCCAGCTGATTGGATAGCATATCAATCGCCGTGCTTGCAACCTGCGCCGGAGTAGCGTCCATCAATTGAGACGCCAGGCTTGCTTGCTGTAAGGCGTGATTCTTGCTAATCTCCGTGGCGCTTGCTAACGTAGCTGAGTATTGCAAAGCCGTTTCGATTGCCATGATCTGGGCAGCGTTCAGGGTGGATACGCCTGTTGTAGCATCGACCAGCGCTTGAGCCCAATAATCCACACCGATCAAACCTTCGGTATAAGCCTGGGTAAGTAAATCAATCGTTTGCGCCTGCTTGTCGATCTCCGGCAACGTCACGCCGAACGCACCCGCCAGCGTTGTCTGCGCTGCTGCGATCTGGTCGGCGCTCATCCCGTAGGCTGATAACGTCGACGTAGCCGCATCGATCACATTCATGGCTGTATCTGTGGTATCTTCCAATTCTTCGTAGCTGTCCGCCAATCCCCTGTTGCTATTGGCTACGTCGTCCGTTGCCAGACTCGCAGCCTCGCCAGCGTTGAACAATTCCCTGAAATTGTCTCTTAGTTCTCCGCTGCTCATTAATGTATCGTATGTATACTGATTCATCGCTAGCGCTGACAGACCAGCCATATCCATAGCATTGCTGTATTCGATGTAATTGTCTGATAGCTCTAATATCGTTTGCGCAGCATCTTCCCTCGCGTCGTATAACATTTTCTCTGCATCGATCAGACCGCTGATAGCCGGGTAACTATCCAGCATCGTCTGATTTGTATCTTGCCATTGCTTGTTGAAGGCTTGCGCAAATTCTGTTGCAGATGCGCCTTGAGTTGACATCGTCTTAAAGAAGTCGTTCCAGCCCTGTGTGCTGTCATCCATGTTTATATCGTTTACTGCGCCTAAGGCATTGTTGGCAATTAGCGCTGCCGACGCGATAGTTAACAACCCGGCAGCAATAGGACCTAAAACGGGCAGTAATCCGGCAAGCGTCCCCGCAAATGAGCTAAATACTCCCGATAAACCAATCATCCCAAAAAGAGATCCTACAGCAGTAGCTATTTTGCTCATCCCGATAGCAACCGGACCTGCCGCCATTGCAATCGCACCCCACTTGACGATAGTTTCTTGCATTGCCGGGTCAAGTTCTCTTAGTTTGTCGACCAGGCCTTTTGCTCCATCCAGAATATCTCTAAACGCTGGCGCGGCAACGTCAAATAACTCAATCCCCAGCGCCGTTGCGCTATTCTTCAAGTTATCCATCTGCGCTTTCATGCTCTGCATCTGGATCGCAAACGCCTCAGCCGTTGCGCCGTTGACATCCTTGAATGTTTCCATGTCATCAGTAAACATCTTGAATCCATCTGCGCTCAAGCTCAGCACACCGCGCAAGGCTCTCACGTTGTTGAATAGCCCTGCCAGACCCTCGGAACTGTCATACCCAGCATCTGCCAGCGCTCTAAGCACGCCGTCTAGCCCTAACGCATCCAGCGCCGCTTGCCCGCTCTCAAAGCCAATCTCCGCCAGCGCATTCGCCAATTCAGTCGATGGTTTTAGCAGGCTGGTGAGTATCTGGTTCAGCGATACACTCGCCTCAGCCGCGCTCATGCCCTGCTTGGTCATGGTTGTCATGGCTGCCCCGACGGTCTCAAAGCTAACGCCCGTGGCTGCTGCCGTTGAGATAACATTGCTCAGGCTTGTCGCTAATTCCTCGAAGCTCATCACGCCAATGTCAACCGACTTGAACATGATGTCAGCGTAATGGCTGGCTTGGTCCGCTCCTTCGCCGTATGCGTTCAGCGCCGCTGTCAGCGCCGTGGCTGCTACCGCCGTGGTGGATAGCCCCGCCGAGCCTGCCTGGGCTGACGCTTCCAACACGGTCATGGCGTCAGCCCCGGCAAAGCCGCTGGATTGGATCTGGTAAAAGCCTTCCGCCAGTTCGTTTGCGCTGGCGGTGGTTACACTCATGTCCGTCGACATATCCAGGAAAGTATCACGTAAAGCCATCAGGCTGGTGTCGCTTTCCTTGCTGATCGACTGGATGTTGCGCATGCTGGCGTCAAGGTCAATCGCTGTCTTAGCCGCTGCAACGCTCACCGCTGCCAATGGCAAGGTGATACCCAGCGTCATGCCCCTGCCTAAATTTCCCAGCGCGCCGCCGAACGCAGAGAGAGAAGCGCCGACGCTTGCCAGCCCTTCTTCAAATCCTTTTATGTCTGCGCCTATCCTTACGAATAGACTAGCTATCTCTTGAGCCATCAGCCGCCTCGTTTCTCTTGCTCGCGCTCTTCGAATATCTCATGCACGCTGCGCGCAAATGCCCAGGCTTTCTCCGGTTCCTCAGCTTCCGCTTTTCTCAGCCAATCTTTGACCTGGTAGTAGGCGATCCAACCGGTTAATTCCTGCGCCGGTATGCGTTTGATCTCGCTTACCGTTTTGTGTAACTCCGCGGCCAGGAAGTAAATCAGCCACTCTTCCTGACCTTTTAGGAGTTTCCCCGCGCCTTTGTGACCTCTTCGTCGCCAATCCCAGACAAGCGCAGCCAGGCTTTGCTAATCCGATCCAGCGCAGCCGGGCTTTTCTTCTCCAGCATAGGGATGTCAGCCTGGGTAAATTCAGGCTCTTTGACGCCCAGCAGGATCGCCATAAACGTGGCTTTGCGGTTGTCCGTCTTGCCGTCATCCGTGCGTGTCTCTTCGACGAAGCGCAAGCGCTCGCCAGCGGTCATGCCGCGCACGACCACGCCAACGCCTTCGCCCCATTCCGGGATCTCGACGGTCTCTTCAGGCACGTCTTGGATTGCAAAAATCTCGTCCTTAGTCAGGATTTTAGTAGGCACTAGTAGTTACTCCAGTCCCCGTGTTGTAGATGATGTCAAGCGATACCTTGACCACATCATCATGCACCAGGGTACGCTTGCGGCTCTTGATGATCGCATCCACTGTATATTTTGGTTTGCCGGATGCGGTCCCTTCTGGTCCCCATTCCAGCGTGCCAGTTGTGCCAGCCGCTACAGCTGCCCACAATACCGTGCCTGCTGCCTCTTGCAGCAACTCCATGCTTGCCCCGCCATCTTGCAGGGTAGCCAGGTAGGTTCTGCGAGTATCAGCCCCGGCACTCTTGTCGACCAGCCCCGCCTCGTCCGATTCGTTGTATGATTTGAACCGGCTTGACAGGACGGTAGACCCAAACTTCACGTACAAATTCTTACCAGTGTATTCTGCCATTTCTGTCTCCTTATTTAGACAATCTAAAACTTACAAACCGCCCCGCCTGCCAAAGCGGGACACCGCTGGATGACGGTAACTGCACCGTATCCAGGTGGGTTCCTACGGCTGTCCAGATGTTGGTCCAGCCGCTAACCGATAATGTGACTTTATGCAGCGCAGTATGGATATAACCCGCCAGCGTCTCAGCCTGCGCTGCGCTTGAATCGCTGATGGCGCTTACCAGATACATCGGGTTAGCCGCATCCGTGGGCGTCTCCGTAACCGTACCGCCCGCCACCATCTGGAATGTCACCAGCGGATAAGTGGCTGTTTGTGGCGCTACGTCCCGGTAGATACGCAAGCTGACCAGATTGGTCAGGTTCGTATTATTTGCTAGAGCCGTATAAATCGCGTCCGATAATTCGTTCATACCAAACTACTCCAGGCTGAGATAAAACTGGCTCGATGCGCTTCCGCTGCCGGACCCATGAACGCCTTCCAGCGCACCTCTACCCAAAACGAGTATGGCGCTCCAGCGTTGATCTTCCTGCGCAAATCGCCATCGTTCTGGACCAGAACTTGCGACTTCATGAAGCCCGTATCCACCAGCGCCAGGCTCTGGGCCGTCATCTGAATATCGAACGCTGACTTGTCCAGGATAGCATCAGCCCGCGGCTTCAATTCACGCAATAGCCGCTCCAGCTTCTCTTTGTTAATCTTGACCTTGATGTCAATCGCTATGCTTGGCATTCTAGCCTCCGCTGTCCACCAGGACCGCATCCGCCCGGACAGCGGTCCGGTAGGAATGATCCGAATGAACTCTGGTGATCTGGTAAGTCTGCCCGCCGAACACAACTCGGTCACGCGCCGTTAGCGCCTGGTCGTATGGCACGGTCAGCACGTAATCGGCATACTCCGTGATCTTCTCGCCCGTGACACTCTCTCGCTCTCGCAAACCGCCCGGCATCATCCGACACTTGACGTTCGTGTAGGTATTGGCGTAAGTAACCGCAACGCTGCCTTTTGTGTTCGTTTCCGTGCGTGTCTGGATCGTGCAAGTATCCGGCATTGCTTGTTCAGCCAGGTCACGGATCGCGCCCATCTCAACGTCAGATAGCAAACTCATGTCTCACCTCGAATATAGCCGTACACCTCGAAGATGTTGCCGCCAGCCGTGAATTTGATCTCCAGCCTGTAACGCTTGCCCGCGATCAGCGATAAAACGAATGGCGTCGTAATCACATCGCCCACTATAGATGGATCTCCAGAAAGATTTGTTGATGACAGGTTCGTGCCAAACTGATCGTAAATCGTAACCGCTGGAATGCTGGGGCTGCTGCCCCACGGCGTAGTTGTCAGCGTATAGCGTATTTTCTCATCCTGCCCCTGGTACAGTGGGCTTTCCACGAACTCTCTCGCGTTTGTTGTCATGTCCTATCCTCCACCGTCAGGGTAGCTGGATGCAACCCGCTTGCTAATGTCAAACCTGAATCTCTGCTGCCGACCGTCAAAGCGACTGGATGTGACCCGCTTGCTAATGTCAAACCCAAATCCCGATTTCCGACCGTCAAGCCACGCGAACGCGGCCACAATGTGATTGGCACTTCTCCCTGGTTGAAGACCGCGCCAACCGCCACAATAGCCAACGCCGCCAGAGTGACCGCCAGCGAACCCGTGACAGGCGCTTCGCCCGCCGAAGTCGATGTCGTGTTGCCCAGGATAACTGCCAGAGAACCCGTAATAGCCACCGAACCAGACGAGACAAGCGTCCCGTCAGCCAGGGTAATGGCAGATGCAGCGCCAACCTGGACCATGCCCGTCGAAGACAGAGTAGCCCCAGCCAGCGCGATCGCTGCCATTCCCGTGCTGGTAACGTATTCCACCTCACCCGTGCTGGATAAAGTCGCATCCGCCAGGGTAATCGACGCCGATCCTAGAACGCCCGTTGTCCCGACCAGCCCAGCCGAAGATAAGGTTGCGCTTGCTAATGTTGGCGTAGCCGCACCGGCAATTGAGACAGTCCCGACCGATGACAGAGTAGCATCAGCCAGAGTAGCCGCCCCAGCCCCGCTGATCGAGACTGACCCAGCCGAGCTAAGCGTCGTATCGCTAAGCGTGATACTGGCAGACCCGACTACTGGAACGATACCCGCCGAAGAGACGGTCGCATCCGCCAGGGTAATGGCTGCCGATCCTGCAATTCCGCTGGTAGACGAAGCCGATAAAGTTGTATCCGCAAGCGTTATAGCTGCCGCCCCAACTATCGGAACAGCGCCCGCACTCGCCAGGGTTACGTCCGCCAATGTGGTCGCAGACGTGCCTACAATGGGCGCATTACCCGCCGATGATAGCGTAGCATCCGCCAGGGTAGCCGCTAGCGTCCCTGTGATACCGCTGGATGACGTGGCTGATAAGGTTGTGTCCTCTAGCGTGATAGCGGAAGATCCGACGACAGGCGCATTGCCAACACTTGACAGCGTGATGGCTGCCATGGTAATCGCTGATGCGCCGACAATTGGCAGGTTGCCCACAGATGACAGGGTAGCATCGCTTAGCGTGATACTCGCTGCCCCAACTACCGCTGCCGTGCCTGCTGAGGCAAGCGTAGCGTCTGCCAGGGTTATGACTGATACACCAACTACCGGAACAGTCGCCGCGCTGGATGATGTGGCATCGCCCAGCGCGATATCCGCTGAACCGATAACCGTCACTACCCCAGCGCTTACCAGAGTTGTGTCCGCTAATGTAATACCTGCAATACCAACCGCAGGCATATTGCCCGCCGATGATAGCGTAGCATCCGCCAGGGTGATCGCAGATGCACCCGAAACCTGAACAGCACCTGTACTCGCCAGGGTAATATTGCCCAGCGTGATAGCCGCTTCGCCTGTGATGGTTGCCGCTTCGCCCGCAGGATGTAATCCGCTGAGAATAAACCAGCCAATTGCCGGATCTGCGCCGATGCCCAGGGTGATAATGCTTTCAGGACCTGCTGCATGATCGTTAGCCGATAATGTGGCGCTGGCAAGCGTAATGGCTGCCGATCCAACGACCGGGATAGTGCCTTCGCTTTCCAGTGTTACGCTTGCTAATGACCGCGACCACACCCCGACGATTGGCAAATTACCCGCGCTGATCAGCGTGGCAGCATCCAGGGTGATCGCTGCCGCCCCGACAACCGGAACAGCCCCAGCCGATGATAACGTCAGGCTGTCAAGCGTGATACTGGCTTCCCCGTGCGCCGTCAGGGCTTCGACCACGCCTTCGGATGACAATGTGCTATCCGTCA